CGGTATGTAATTACCAAAGAGGCGGTCGAAAGACCGCCTTTTTGCTTGACTACTTGATAAACTATACGTAAATACTGGAGTTTTAGACTATGACTCAGCAAGAAAAGACATTTATCGCCTTCATGGAAGGCGTTTGCAAAAAGTTCAACTGCGTTGAAGCCGTTGCACCCCTTTCCGAAGGTTTCAAGGCTTATTGCGAAACCGCCGCAATGGCTAGGGCGTTCGGCAAGGCTACATACGGCAAGAACGACAAGAATCCGACGGTCAAGGCTGCCCGCGATTCCTATAAGAAAGACCTGAAGAACTATTGCAAGGACAAGGACGCCAAGGCACGCGCCGAAGCGTTCCACATGGGCAACGAGGAACAGTGGCTCGAAAACAGGCTGAAAGACAGCAAAAAGTCGTGCTCTGGAAAGACTTGCACTGAAGCAAGTGATGCTGCTATACGAGCGTTGAAACCAAATACTACGTTGATTAGAAAAATTGGCGATAAGCATTATACAAAAAATAGTGACGGTAGATGGAATCTTAGTCCAGTTACCGCAAAGAGTGTAGCTAGTCTTGTTGTTCAACATGCGAACCCAGATAGAAACGAGACGGTTAGTGATGATGAATATGCGGTCGTTGGTATGTTAGATAGCAACAGTCCATGTTATGATTCGGCTATTGCTGATGAATTAAATGAAAAATTCCGTAATAGAGAACCTGGAATGACGATTCAAGATTGCTATGACTATACGGTCGAGAATATTGGTAAATCGCATCCAGAGGCAGTAGAAGCCGGTCGCCAATTAGTACAGCGTTATAATGACGAGTTGAATGCGTCTTTGCAAGAAGTGCTTGGCATAAAACTGTTTTAACTAGTGTAGTTTTGCTTGGTACTACATTTCCAACTCTTCTTAAAGACCGTATTTCATCTAGAAATACGGTCTTTTTTCATTTCAATGTAGCTTTTTGACCATTTTTTAACGCCTTTTTCGGTGTCTGCTAAACATAATGTCAAGAAGCCTTTGAAGAGCAGCATGGTGCTGCCGAAAAGGCACAACCTAAAGGTAACACTATGCAGACACTTCAGAAGAAGAATCTTACTCGTAAGTGGCAGTCCGTGCTTGAGTCCAACCTCGGCCCGGCTATGCATACCCGTGCAGAAGCCAGCGTGATTGCTACCTTGCTCGAAAACCAGAACAAGCTCAACCGTGGTGCTCTTATTGAAGCTGCCAACGTCTCCGCAGACGTTGCTCAGTATCAGCAGTACGCTCTCCCGATGATTCGTCGCCAGTTCCCGGAACTCCTTGCGATGAAGACGGTCGCCGTCATTCCGACTACGACTCCGATGGGTATCTACTTCGCTCTCCGTTATCTCTACGATAACGAACCGACCAAGACTACGCCTTTCCGTAACGGTCAGAAGCAAGAAATCGGTTACGACCTCGTAGCTGACCACACTGGCTTTGCTGGCACGTTCAACCCGTGGAGCACTGGTGCTGGCGAAATGCTCTCCAACTACTCCGAAGGTACGGCTACGACTGGTGCTTCCGCTACTGGTAACACCTTCGATCCGCGTGAACCGGGTCTCCTCTACAACAACTTCGGCGGTTCCTATGTCGCCGGTGACGACATGTACGGTCAGTACTCCTTCAACATCAAGAAGGCATCTATCAAGGTGATTTCTGGTGCTATCAAGGTCGGTACTCGTGCAATCAAGTCTCACTATACCATCGAACTCCAGCAGGATATGGCTGCCGCTCACGGTCAGGACGTGGAAGCCCTCTTGCTCGAAGGTCTCCAGTTTGAAATTCAACAGAACATCGACCGTGAAATCCTCATGGCTATGGTGATCGTTGCCCAGACCCCGTCTCTCGGTGGTGAAGCTCCGATTAACATGGACCTTGCTGATCCGAACCGCCTCAACGCTGGTATGGGTCGCTGGGCTGCTGAACGTATCGCTGGTGGTATTGTCAACACCATGATTGCAGTCTCCCGCAAGATTGCTCTCACGACTCGTATGGGTTGCGGTAACTTCGCTATCGTGTCTCCGGACATCGCCGCTGCTGTGGCTACCCTTAACAACGGTATCTACACTCCGACCTACCTCCAGACCGATGCCGCTGTTCAGCCGGCTGGTGGCGTTGCTGACGCTGGTTCTCTCTTGAATGGCAACATCAAGTTGTACCAGGATATCTACGCAAACGCTTCCTACGCCCTCTTGGGTTACAAGGGTCCGCGCCAGGGCGAATCGGGTATCATCATGATGCCTTACATCCCTTATATCTTCTGCAAGACCGCTGGTCAGGAAGATGGTTCTCCGCGTCTCATCGTCAAGTCTCGTTATGCCATCGTGGCTAACCTCTTGGGTGCTGGTCAGTTCTACCGTTTGATCCACTTCAAGAACGTGTCTAGCGTCATCACTGGCATCGACCTTGAAAACAACCCGTGGGAAAGCAACGGCTCCGTTGGTGGTGCGTCTCTGCAGCCGGGTCTCTCTTACGAGACTGTTCCGGGTGCTAAGGACAACCTCGTCAACGTCGCTGGTGGTCTCTCCTTCGAGAACAACAACTGGTAATTGTTGACCTAACTTTGCTCCTTGGTTAGGGAATGGCGGTGAAGCAATTCACCGCCATTTTTGTATCTTGAAAGTTCTGCCCGGCGGTTTTGCAGACTATATACCTTCACATAGGATTTGCTGAAAACAGCATTTTGTTGTTGACACCAATCTTGTTTTTATGTATCTTATGGACGAGGCTAATATGTATAGATGCTTAATTTGTGAAAAGGCTGGCAAGGTCGTCGAATATGAAAAGGCGAGTTCTCTTGGGACTCATCTATGGAAAACTCATGACTTGAAGCCACAGCAGTATTACGACCAGTACTTGGCGAAGCCGGGTGACGGCAAGTGTGCCGAGTGCGGCAAGCCGACGTCATTTCGTTCTATTGGGCAGGGCTACAAGGAATTTTGTAGCAAGAAGTGTGCAGCTAAGCACATTGCAGCTGACGCCGACCGAAATGCCCACAAGGTAACTGCCCGTATGGAAACCGTCAACAAGCTTGATGAAGAGACTAACGGCGAGTACCGCAAGAATGTTCTCGAATCTCGCAAGGCTACGATGGTAGAGCGACATGGTGTCGAGTTCTATTCCCAGCACAAGGATTTCAAGGACAAGTATTATGCTACCAACTTGGAAAAGTATGGCGTGAAGTCGTATATCGAGTTGCCCGAGTTTCAGAGACATTTACAGCAAATTAATATCGAACGGATGGGTGTCCCTTATTACTTCTGCAAGCGTAAAGAAGACGCCATTCCGGGCTATATCGAACTTCTCAAGAAGTACGACTGCGAGCTTATCGATTTCGGAAACAAGAAGGAAATCACTTTCAAGTGCAATAAGTGCGGTCACACGATGACCGAGCAAGACTTGTATATCAAGAGCCGAGACAATCTGGGCTGTACGCCGTGTTCTCACTGCAAGCCGAAGGATGCGTGGTCTTCTATAGCCGAAGACCAGCTTCGAGACTATATTGAAAGTCTTGGCTTCAAGACGGAACATTATGACCGTAACTTCCTTGACGTATATGGTGCTGACATCGTTATCGAGTCGAAGAAGCTAATTATCGAGTATGACGGGATTCACTGGCACAATGAGCTTTACCGTCCGTCTGATTACCATCTGATGAAGACAGAGCTTGCCGAGAAGGCTGGTTATAGATTGATCCATATATTCTCCAACGAGTGGGAGAACAAGCCGGATATTGTCAAGTCGAGGCTGGAAACGATACTTGGATGCAATCAGCGTCCGGTGTACGCCAGAAAGTGCGAAGTACGTACGATTAGTTATGAACTGTCCAACCAGTTCATGGAGAAGTACCACATACAGGGCGAGTGCGTAGGTTCTACGCATCGCTATGGTCTGTACGAGGGCGAGACCTTGTTGGCGGTGATGACGTTCGGTCCGGGACGATATTCAAAGAAGGACACGGAGCTTCTCCGTTATTGCACCGTCCCTGGGGTTTCCATTGTAGGCGGAGCCGGTAAGCTTTTCAAGCACTATCTGAAGGAAGTAGACCCGGACAGCGTTGTGACGTTTGCCGACCGTCGCTGGTCCGGCAACGGAGCGTTTTATGACAAGATCGGCTTTACTCTGGTGGGGATTACAGAGCCGTCCTACTATTATGTAGTGGGGAATACGCTTGCAAACCGCATGCAGTTCCAGAAGTACAAGCTGGTCGAAGCCGGTTACGACGCGAATAAGACCGAGCATGAAATTATGTTTGAACGGAAGATTTACCGCATCTACGACTGTGGAAATTATAAATATATTTATCGGAAATCGTTGACAAATTCGGATTGATAAACTATATTTGTATTCAAAGTTCAAGTTCATAGCGGTTCTTGAATGAAAACATATGATTTTAGGGAATATCCGGTGGTCGCTAACCGCTATCTTTGAGCGACTGCTGGATATTCCTTTTTCATAGGTAAAATATGCTTCAGCGTAATAAAGACGGGCTGTACGAGTGTGCGATATGCCACGACGTAGCGTACGAGAATGCTCGTGCACTATCCTCACACATAGGCAAGCATCATCACATCGATGCCAAGACGTATTATGACACGTATATCAAGAAGGAAGGCGAGGACAAGTGTCCGATATGCGGACAGCCATTGAAGTTCCGTTCGCTATCTGAGGGATATAGAGAGACATGTTCTAAGAAGTGTGCCGGACAGCTATTGAAGCAACATCCTGAACGTATTGCTGTACGTCAAGCGAAGACCGAGGCGACATGCTTGGAACGCTATGGTACTACCAACGGCGGTGGAACGGCAGAAGCGTTGTCGAAGGCTCAGCAGACTAACCTTGCTAGACGAGGTGTTCGGTTTGCCATGCAGTCCAAGGAAGTACAAGAGACCGCCAAACAGACATATTTGAAAGAGTATGGGGCGACCACTTACTTGCACAGCAAGGAGGGCGAGAAGGCTGTCGCCGAGACTAACATGAAGAAGTTCAACCGTCCGAACTTCTTTTCAGGAGAGGAAGGCCACATTGCTGCTAGAGAGGCATACCAAGCGAAGCATGGCTATGACCATAACATGCACGATCCGGAAGTTCTTGAGAAAAGGAAATCCGACGAGTTTGCCAAGTACGATGGCAAGTATTTTGTACAGACCGACGAGTTCAAGCAGAAGAGCAAGGAAACCCAGGAAGCCGAATACGGCACTTGGTACAGTGCGTCTGAGATTGGCAAGGCACAGTTGAGGGAGAAGACATTGGCTGAACACGGCGTCGAGTATTTCTTCCAGTCCGAACAGTTCAAGAAGTCCAACGAAGCTACTCTCATGGCTAAGTACAACGTCAAGAACTATTCGCAGACGAAGGAATGGAATGAAAAGGTCCATGCTACAAGCATGCGAGACTACAACGTTCCGCATTTTACTCAGAGTGATATTGTTAAGCAACATTATAAAGAAACTTGCTTGGATCGATTTAACGCACCAAATTTTTCGATGAGCGATGCGTACCGAGAATCACGTCTTAAAAAGTACAATGAAATGCTAGAAGCATATCATTGTGTTGGTTTGTCGTTTTCTAGTTTCTGGGAAATCCGGTTTAAATGCAATAAGTGTGGCTGTGAGTGTACCGAACAAGCACAATTCATCAAGTTCCGTACAAATGCTGGTATGACGCCGTGTACCCATTGTATGCCCAAGAATCCTCCTGTGTCTGCCGAGGAATTGGCGGTCAAGTCGTATATCGAGAATCTTGGACATGTCGTCACTCATTATGACCGTGATTTTCTTGGTACCTATGGAGCCGACATAGTGGTCGAGGACTGCAAGACGATTGTCGAGTATGATGGAATCTATTGGCACTCCGAGCTGTTCCATGACAGCAAGTACCATCTGAGAAAGAAGATGCTTGCCGAGGAGAAGGGCTACCGCTTGGTACATATTTTCTCCGACGAGTGGACGTACAAAAACGATATTGTCAAGTCTAGGCTTCGCTACATGTTCGGCATGGCGAATGTCGACAAGGTATATGCGAGGGAATGTACGGTTCAGTTGGTGGATGCTGCTGTATCGGCGGAATTTCTCGACCGTAACCACATACAGGGCAATGTCAACGCACCGTATAGGTACGGTTTGTACAGCGGAGACAAGCTGGTAGCGCTCATGACTTTCGGCTCCAGCCGATTCGAGCAGGGGGTTACCGAGCTGTTGAGGTTCTGTTCCGACCGCGATATCAATGTTGTCGGAGGAGCCGGAAAGCTGTTTTCGCATTTTGTGAAGGACCATCCGGAAATTAATCATATAGTTTCTTATGCGGATGCCAGGTGGAGTACCGGTCATGCGTTCTACGAGAAGCTCGGGTTTGCGTTTACCGCGATGAGCGACCCCGGTTATTTCATCGTAGACGGTGACATCCGCAAGAGCCGTATGCAGTTCCAGAGGCACAAGATTGCCGGACCTGGCGACGAGGGGAAGACGGAGCACGAGATTACGCTGGAACGAGGATTGTTCCGAGTCTATGACTGCGGACAGTACAGATACGACTGGAAACTTGAATCTGGACCGGAAAAGAGCTAATTTCAGGTTCATGCCAGAGATAGTTTCTACAAGTTTTAACAAGTTGGATATTCAAGACCCGTTTTTCGACTCGCTGAAGTCGATGTACCGTGGATTTGACGATTGGTTCAGCAAGAAGGCGGAGTATGAGGAACCGTGCGAAGTGGTATATGGCGACGACGGCAAGCTGAAAGCCATGCTATATACCAAGGTCGAGGGGTTGGGCGAGGACTACAGCAAGATGGAGAAGCCGTTTGCCCCGAGTTTCCGCTTGAAGATAGGGACATTGAAGTCGGATCTGAGGGGAGAGGGAATCGGACGGAAGTTTCTTGAGACGTCTATCGAGAAGGCACGTCAGAATCCGAGCATCAAGGCGGTCTATGCCACGATATTTGCCGACAAGCCGGAACTTTCCGGGCTGGTGAAGATGTTCGAGTCTCACGGATTTTCGCGTAGGTGCATGTACTGTACAGGGGAGACGGTATTTGAATACCCGATAACGTGGTGGAGAACCGGGATTTAGGCATAAAACTGGTTAAGGTCAACTGGGCTGGTCGTTCTGACCAGCCTTTTCTGTATGTTTTCAATTTTATCAACACCTTATAAACTGCTTATAACCAAGCGAGATTTTGAAGATGGTACAGAAGGACGGAAAGGCATTGCTGTCGAGCATTCTTAACAACGACAAGGAATCGGTACGCCGCATCGTGGCGTCGTATTTCGAGTCGATGATGAAGAGGGAGATGGACAAGGCGTCTGTCGCCATTATGGAGTCAATCGGTTCCACTGCCAAGTAAGGGGTTGGATTATGAGACATTTAGTTGGTGATGTATTTCTTGAGGGCGTGACCGCCAAGATGATGGACCGGAAGGACGAGTTCGGTGTCGGCGTGAAGCGTCTTGTCATCGAGGGTATCGGCATTGTGTGCGATATTCCGGGTATAAACAACCGTGCCTATCCGTTGCGTATCATTTCACGTGAAGTCGAACGTCTCATGAAGGAGATGGTGTCGAAGGGACGCCTTGCGGCAGAGCTCAACCATCCGCGTCTGGACGTGAACGGCGACGCCAAGGACTATCCGATTTTCGAGATGAACCTCGAGAAGGTATGTGCCTTGATCGAAGACCTCCACATGGAGGGGAACAAGCTCATGGTACGCATGGTGGTCTTGGAAGAGACCCCTGCCGGAAAGACGCTTGCCGGGCTTATCCGTGGCGGATATCATCCGGGCTTCTCCCTTCGCGGTGCCGGTTCTACTGTACCGGCTGGCGACCACGAGGAAATCAGCGACGACTATACCATGATTACCATTGACGTCGTGGGTAACCCGTCTTTTGGTCAGGACGCCATCTTCAACAGCCGTACTGAAAGTGTCGAGAAGAAGGGCAAGACATTGACCGAGAGTATTTCTGGTAATCGCAAACCGCTTATCGAGTCTATTCAGAGCGTAATGAACAGCTATGGCAAGGCTATTGCACGGAATTACGAAGACCTGATGATTTGTCCGGGCGTTTACAACAAGAATGCACTAGTTTCAGCATTACGCCAGGGAGTTTAAGAAGATGGAACTTTCTAAGATTTTGACAGAAGACGAGATGTCGCAGCTTTCTCCGGAAGTCGTGACGAAGCTGGAATCGGCATATCGAGCCGAGCTCGCCAAGTCTATCGAGTCGGACGCCGTTAAACAGCGTAAACAGGTCGAGAAGATGCTGGAATGCGTGATGGACCGTGCAGACAAGATGATTGCCGAGGCGGTTGCAGATAACGTGTCCAAGTTCAAGGATACGGCTGTGAACGACAAGATGTACAAGGTGTTGAAGGCTATTTCGGCTTGCATGGAAAGTGCCGGCATTTCGTTTAACGATGAGCTTGCCCAGGCTAAGAAGGCACAGAGGGATGCCGAAGCCAAGCTCCAGGAAGCCTACAAGGAACTGAACAAGTCCAAGCAAGTGGTGAACGAGCTTACGAAGAAGGAGTTCATCATGAAGCAAGTCGAGGGAATGAAGCCGGATGCTGTTCAGGCAACGCTTTCTAACTTCATGAACCCGAAGAAGGACGTCCGCGAGATTACTAAGGAGTCTATTGCTAACTTCATCGGCCAGAACGAGAGTGGCGGTGACGTGCTCATGCTCGACGTCGACGCTGATGCGGATGGCGAATTGAACATGGCCAACGTTGAAAATGCACTCAAGGACATCAACCACGAGCTCGACATGGAAGAGAAGCCGAAGAAGACCCAGAAGATGGTTTCCAACGGCAATACGCTTAACGGAAAGAAGATGACTGGCGAGAGCCGTTTCGAGAGTCTCGGGAAGGGTCTACAGCCGCAACGTGTCTCCATTCCTACTCCGAACGTGACGCTTGAGTCGGTTGACGGAGTTGCTTACAGCAATGACGACCGCGATGTCGCCGATGCCATGAATCAGCTGCAGGAGTTCGCCGGAATCGGCGTTGGAAAGTTCTCTTAATTTTCTTCATCATAGATAACCTCCAGGGGCGTCCGGCGACGGACGCCCTTTTTGATGTAGTTTAAGCTAGGAAACGTACCTTCCGTTATAAACTACGGAAAAGAGGAATTATGGCACAAGAATTCACATTCGCTCCTAGAGTACCGCAACCGCAACCGCAGCCGGTTCAGCAACCGCAGATGCAACAGCCGATGTATCAGCAACCACAGCCGATGTATCAGCAGCAACAGCCCGTGTACCAGCAACAACAGCCGGTGTATCAGCAGCCGTATCCTAACATGGCTCCGCAGATGGCTCCGCAGATGGGTTACGCATATCCGCAGACCAACATTGCACAGCCGAATGACGGTTCTCGTGAGTTCATGGAGGCGTACAACAAGAACAAGGCTGCATACGACGAGATGAACCGTAAGGTGAAAGCCGGTCCGACGAAGGAAGATGCCAAGTCGAACTACGAGAAGATGGAGGCGATGGTCGAGAAAATTCAGACCGATGTCGAAGGAAAGAACATCGAGTCTGCAAAGAAGGCTGAGACGCTCAACGAGTTGGTCGACTTGCTGACGACTGTCATCAACGCCATCGACAAGCCTGAAGTCTGGCTTCCGAAGGAACGTATGAAGTATGCGGAAGCACTGAAGAGCTCAAAGCTCGGTACATCTCTTGTGAAACACTTGTCTAGCTACCGTGACACCGTTAAAAGACTAGGTTAAAAATGGCACTACCGCTTACACTATCGAACTATGCAATCGCCTACGGCGAGTCGGAAGTACCCGTCTACGTGTATCCCGAGAAGGGTTTTTTGCTTACCAGCGTTGCAATGCATGGCTTCGCTCGGCGTGAGTGTAGGTTTTTGAATTTTCTTGTCCAGCGTCAATTCAGCTACGACGATATAACCGTTCTTTTGAATATTCGCGGTGTCGGCAACGTATTCTATGTTTGTGAAGGCGGTGAGTGGAGATTCTTGCTGGACGAAGCACCATGCAATATTGAAGCGAAGCCATATACAAACAATAATACGTTCAGCATTGATATCAAGGATGACGCGATTGTCGACATGATTGCCGTGTACGGTGAAGCCGAAATCGTGTCGGTGGTGCTTGACTTGCCGGAATTTACGTCAGAGGATGGCAACCCTCGCATTGTACCGCTTGATTTCTATGTGATGGGAATGTACGAGGATGACGAACAGATGGTCGAGGCTGATGGAACACTGCGAATGACAGTGGTGTCCAAAGACCAGCTTAATGACGTGCTCCCGAAAATCACGTACATAGAGAATCTTGCAAGCCGAATCAATACTGCTGCCAACATAGTATTGCACGGCGAGAATTTCCTTCCCGGAATGAACGTTTACATTTCTCTGGGCGACCGCGATTATGTAGTGGAGTCGGCGAATATCACGTTCAGCGATGACGGAAAGACTGCTAGCTTTACTTTGTACCCGAAGATGCTTGCCGTTGACGGCAACGGTCTTGACTCGTGTGGCGTTTATGTGATTCACATTGGCTTCGACAAGGAACATCTTGACAAGAGTAATCTTGGTCTTATCAGATACAAGTACAATTCAGAGAACTTGGAAGCACGCGACGAGACTCCGGCTTCGATGACGAAGGTTGGTATATGTTTTAACGCGAGTGATATGAAGCTTGTGTATGACACTACTGACGAGAACGGCAACGGTATTCTCAATCCGGGAGCCGGTCCGCTTGGTGACACTATGTATGTCCGTGTTGACGGCGATTGCACGAAGTACAAGTATGTGCAAGTCCGTCTGAAGCGTAACAAGCAGTTGCAACATAAACATGGTGAAATCGTTGTAGATGGTGTCCCTCTTGAGGCTGGCGACGTTGTGTGGCTTACACACCAGCTGAATCCGGAAGATGACGGCCTTTGGGTTGTCACGGCTGGCGATTGGTATGGATATGATTCTGGCGTTGAAATCGATAAAGATACGGGCGAACCCCTAGTTGACTGTTATGCACCAGCAAAGGCTACTCCGGTTGACGATACCTATGTAATCGACCTCGGTGCTAGAGTTACTGATTATGTCGATTATGTATGTGCGGAGAACGTTCCGTACAAGTGCGGAAAACGTACGGTCTGCTCCTATACGGTTGTTCCGGGAAACATTTTGCTGTTGTCAGAACAAGAAGACGGTTTGAATGGCTTGTGGGAAGTTACTTGCGGTGACTGGGTGTTTCTCGGTGATTCGCCGTACAATGACGGCACGAAGATTGACGATTCGCGTGCAATTATCACCCAGAACAATATCGACTTCTGCAAGTGCGGTGAAACCTACAAGATTGAGTATTACTACTTGAATGCATCTTGCTATCTTAATGAGTTGCACCGTGACGTAAGGGTTATGTGTTCCGATGCTTCTATCGTTCCGAACAACGAAGACCATCAAGTGAAAATTACTGAATACGTTGTACGTGTCGGTGAAGAGGATTCTCTCGTTGGCAACAAGGGTCGTACTCCGGGTGACCCGGTCAAGGAAGACTGTACACGTGTCGATGATGATTTTGAATTCAAGAACGGCATTTCGCTTGTTGAAAACTTGCAGTACACATGTCCGATAGAGCAAGTTCCGGGTCCTGATTGTAGAAATATATGCGATATTCCGCGTTACTACAACTTGGAAATGCCTAGCGACTATACGAACAGCAACGACACTAACGGATTTACGATTAAGTTCTGGCGTCGTGAAGTAGACGGCTGGCATCTGTATGCCTACATCTGCTCTGGAACTTTAATGACCGGTCGTGATTTCTACGTCTACCATCTCCATGTCAAGGGTTCCGCTGTTGAGAGCCTTGTCGATGTGAATGAGCATTCGTGGTTCAACCGGAACGGCGGTGTTATTGCGTCTGGCGACATTGATCCGGTCGATATTTCTTGCATTCCATGTGAAGGCGTCGAACAACAGAAAACTCGCATATACATTAATTCGTTTGCGATGACTGACGACACGTGGGAATTCCCCGGCTACAGCGACCATAACCTTGATAGCGACGAGAAACTTTACATGTCGTGGCGGATTAAGTGTACGACATCCATCTTGGGACGTCGTTTGCCTGGGTTCATGGTATTGCCAGACGGAACAGAAGAGGACCAGACCGCTATTGATGCAAATGTGCGTACAAATTGTGACGACATGAAGGATCTCGTTAAGCGTACAGAAGCAACTGGTGACGAGTGCTTGGCTGGCTACATTGCTGGTATGGCGCATATCTGGGGATTTGCATATTACAAGTCCGTTATGTCGAAGTCCCAGTTCTGTGCGGAGTACAACAAGTATCTGAATAAAGACCAAGATTGTATCTATTTCGACTACCATGAGGTGTTGACGACCGATAGCGGTGAAAAGATTAGAACAGACGACTGCCAGCAGATTCGTCGATAGGAGGAATTATGTCCGAATGCGTTGAAGAAGGTGTGAAAATTTATGAGCTTCCCCCTAAGACTGGGACGCCAAAAGATGCAAGTCGCGATTGGGTTGCTGTAACGACTCCTGATGGCAACGACCGTTCTACAGTCCGAATGCCGTATCCGGTTGGTGACCGTAATGTCGAATGTCCGTACTGCAATGACGGCGTGTACGAGAATCCGGAGACCCACGAAGCCGAAACGTGTCCGTATTGCCACGGAAACGGAAACGGCGTTATTGACGTGTCCAAATATGGTATCATCTCGCTCAAGTATGATGCGAAGTCGTTACAAGACAGTACAGATGGTCTGGGCGTCAAGGTTGATGGGAACACCATCGTTATAGACCCGACGCAAGGTTTGACTGTAGTTCCGGCCGCTATCCTTCCGCCTACTGGTTATTTGAGTTCTGGCGACGTACAGCAAGATGGTTCTGGTTATATTGTACCGTCAAACATTACGATATCTGGACACAATATTTCTGTCGAGAGCAATGGCGTTATTCATGCCAATGCCGAAACGATTAAGGGATTCGTGGCGAAGCTCGGTATCGATATACGCAATTCGAGTCATGAAGACGGAACTGAACTTGTTATGTATACGGTCGAAAGCGAAGGAACCGATGAAGAGTGGCATGTTACCTACGATACGACGAAGCCGTATGAGCATTTTGAATTTTCGACCATTGTCGATGAAGAAAAAATAATGACTGGCGTAAAGTTCAAGGTTACTGCCGAAGCTCACCATGCGAGCTACATAGTCGAATTTACCATTGACGTACACTCGTTCTAGAAAGGACTAGATTAAGTCGAAAGAAAACAGGTTTTTAGCATGAAAAACCACAACATTAACGGACCGAAGACACGTCCGGCTGCTCCCGCTGTGTTTGACAACAATGGCAACCAGACGGTTGCGTCGATGAAGTACGACAAGGTCGACCCGGAATATCTTACCAAGCTTCTTCTTGAACATAAGCGCGATGTCCAGCTTTACGGAAAGGGATATCCGGTCAGCAACGAGCTCGCTACCGTCATCCGAATCGTCATTCTCAAGACGCAGGGCATGAAGTCATGGCGTAAGTATTCTGACGACTGGAAGGAAGAGATGTTCGCTAGGGCTCAGTTCTGTGCTCTCAAGTACTGTCATTCTTTCGACCCGGCTAAGATGGCTGAGAAGTCGAAGAACAACGACCCCTATTACTACCTCGGTCAGATTGTCACGAGAGCTTTCCAGCAAGTCCAGAAGGCGTTGTCGGTCAAGTCCAAGTACATCAAGTTCACTTCGCTCAACGAGAACATCTATCACGAGTGTATCAATATCGACGAGTACGCCGGTGTCGTGCAGAAGGAAGCCGAACGTGAAAAGGCTGAAATCAGTGCAAACATCGGTCTTGACGTACAGCCCGGTGAAATGGACAAGGCGGTCGATACGCTCAACAAGATTGACCCGGATATTGAAGTCAATGACGACGGCGTGGACGCATCGGTGGTTTCCAGCGACCCGGCTCTTCGAGTGGCACAGTTGAAGATCAACAAGAAGCGAAAGCTTGCCGATGCCAAGTAGTTTGATTTCGAGACGTTCCTTGTCTTATAAATTGACACTGGGCGTTTAGATTCTAAACAAAACGTATAAACTTGCTATTGATTGAATCGAGGCTTCACTATGGCTCAAAAAATTAACAGCGGTAATGTACTAGGAATGGTTGGTGACAACTTCGACACCCATCCGGACTGGCGTCACGACATTTTCGTCCAGGCTCAGAGCCTTATGCCGGACGTCGGCGACATCAAGAGCGGCAAGGCTGAGAAGTTCGTAAAGCGTGCCTACACGCAGAACTACTGGCATACGGAAGACCGTTTGGCTGCTGAACAGGAAAATTTCGTCGAAGATGACCCGATTAACAACACTCCGGGGCTCGGCGACCTCAATTATCGCCGTATGGAATACCCAATCCAGCAGAAACCGAACGGAAAGGGAGCCGAGGAAGATCGCGAGGAAGCCGAAAATCGCAAGGTTTTGGATAAGGACGAGGTCGTAGACCTCCTCAAGAACCGCTACTCGATTTGCAGCACTGCAAGTGCATGGGGCAACGAGCCAATCACCCAGCAGGACTACAAAGACCAGATTAAGTTGAGATAGTTTGTCATCATAATAACCTCCTTGTTAATGGTTAAACACTAGCTTCGCGGGTAAAACCGCGAAGCTTCTCCGTTTTTGGCACGCTTTTTGCTTTAGATTAAATGAAAACAATAACAAACCTATGAGGTATAAATAATGTTCAATAACTTTTTCGCTCCCGCTTTCACTTCTGCTTTTGGTAATGACTTTGCCGACATGTTAAGGTCTATTGCCGGACCGATTAACGCTGCTAGTCCTTCGGTAAACGCATACCGTTATTCTGACGAGACTAGCCAAACCTTGGTGTTTGACCTTCCGGGTTGCAAGAAGGAAGACTTGGATTTGTCAGTCCAAGGTCGCAAGTTTATCGTAAAGGGCAAACGTGTTGTCGGCTCGACTGAAATGTCGTACGAAACCGAGGCTTCCACGACGTATGACATCGAGCACGCCAAGTACGCGTATGCTGATGGTGTATTAACCATCAAGATTCCGGCTTACCAGAAGACTGAACCGGAAGTAAAGAAAATCACGCTTGAATAGGAGGAGTTTGCATAGAAACCGAAACGACCGCTTTTTAGCGGTCGTTTTTTCTTAGTGGAAAAGGAAGTTTCTGTATTCGTTCAGAGCCTTTCGGACGGTGCCGAAGTCCTCTTTCTTTGTCTCTGACATGACGTTCTCGGTCACTGATTCGAGGAATGCCCTCGGTTCCTGGTCACCGCGTTGGGATTCGAGGTATGTGAACGCTTCGAGCTTGCTGATGTCCTTCTCGGAAATCGTGGTGTCGATGTCGTTGATGAGTCCGAAAGCCTTGGTCACGCCCTCGATGACGGCGCGGTTCTTGTCGTCGGCAAGCTTGCCGACTCTGTAGATGAAAAGTTTCTGTGCGTCTGTTGCCGGTTTCATAAGTTACCTCGCTTTACAGTCAGTTTATATGGTTTCGCGAATGATAAACTGCGTTTGAGGCACAAGATGACACCGGTATACTACGTTAGAGAAATTGAGAAGATTATGATAGCCATCATGGACGTCTTCAACAACTTGCGAGTGAAGCGTTACGATGACCAGAACCGTACAATCGAAGACCGTACGGTAGCCATTCCGCTGTACACGCACAACAGCGACGACTTTGCGAACTACGTGTCGTCCACGGCGACTGCCCAGGAACCTATGGCGGTTCCGTGTGCCGGTTTCCGGTACGTGCAAGACCAGCATGACGAGTCGCACATGGTTCAGCCGACCTATGCGCGTGAGATTTACTCAAAGGAACTACAGAAGTTCATCCGGGACATCCAGCCGACACCGATGAAGGTTACATTCGAGCTTACTGTACTGTGCGACAACCTTGCCGACTTTTTCTTCATCAAGGAACAGATACAGCCTTACTTCAACACATACCGCACCGTCCGCATCAAGGAATGGGACTTTGCACCGGATATCGAACGTCAGATTCCGTTCAAGCTGACATGGAGTGACCAGATCGATGACGAGAAGAGCGATACGAGCAACGAGTACCAGTTCTACAAGGTAACGTATAATATCGAGGCGTTCGGTGTCTACCACAGACCTTACGAAATCCCGGCTATCATCAAGTATGCCCAGATGAACTTCATCGTGAACAACGAGTATCAGGATTCGCTTCAGGTATTCGTTTACCCGGACGAGATTGCCCAGCAGAAGAAGCACTTGTGGGAGACCGTGGAGCCTTCCATTCGCGAGGGCTGGTCTCTCTTGAAGACCTTCACGCGTACGCTCGTGAGACGCACCGACGAGAAGGGAGAGGAATACTGGAAGGACGAGACAATGCAAGCCATCGACCTTACCATCAGAGATCCAAACGACATCACTCATCGTTCGCCTATCGGAAAGCCTATGGGCGGTTACAACCCGATTTACAAGGGAAACCAGAAGAAGGCTGACGGGAAGTCCGACTTGCTGGACACGGACGGTGACCCGATACCGGTATATTCATGGGAAACTGTCGTTGTCGGCGATGTAGAGCGTCCTGTGGAAGTTCCGACATTTGACCTTATCCATCTCAATTTCGACGAGGACAAGAGCGTAGAGAAAGATTACAGCGGTCTCAACCGTGACTTTATTGCTGTAAATGACGAGTCTCGTGAATTTGTACCTGACCTCGCCCCCGGCAACGGTAGTTACGCTCCGCAAGGCTACCGAGCAAATACTGACTGGTCACAGATTCTCAACTGGTTCGGCGACAACAAGGACGGAAAGATTGAATCGTCATACACGTTCAAGGCTGTCTTGCAGTTTAAGCAACTCAATGACACCGTTTTCCAGTATCTCTACAACCCGAAGGACGTGACTCTGTCTGACGGTACTGTAATACCGGCTGGTGCGGTATGGTTTGACTGGGGAATGATGGACGGTCGCCTCTACTTTACATATCACACGACATCGATGTACAAGCGTTTTGTCAGCGAGAAGGTGAATTGCGACACAAAGACGATTTACTCGTTCTATTTCGTCCTTTATGATGAAGGAAACAAGGGTGCATTCGGCGTCAAGACCAACTTCTCTGAAACTATGATAGCTCTTGGAACTAAGGAAGTGAAATAATGGATATCGATTACCTACTGAACAAGAAACGCCAGCAGACAATCTATGCGGCGAACCAGCAGATGCCCACTTTGCCGAAGGGCGACATGTCGGGCTACAAGAAACGCAGTCCGCTTGAGGCGTATCTGGAGGACATCACTTACGAAAAGGAACTCACCGGCGGTCCTGATACACCGGTTTTGACCGGTATCGGAATGGGTATTCCGAGGAAAAAGTGATAAACATCGTTTAACGAGGGATTTTCTCCCCAAACTTTGGAAAACATACAATGCTTAACTTTAAGGTTACATCTATCAAGACGATGCCGCGTTCTCCCGAGACCGAGGCAATGGTTCAACAGCACATGGCTACTAAGGTCGCTTCCGGCGTCAAGGGCGGTACGCTCAACACGAACGCAGTCACCGAGGCTATGATCGACAAGTACCGTGCAGAGTACCAGGAGTTCCTCAAGAACCTTGAGAACATGGACTTCGGTTCGATGTTTGCACAGGCTCCGGCTGAGGAGCCGAAGTCCGAACCGGTCTCTGACGCAGTCCAGGAAGAAGCTGTCCAGGCTTTTGAAGCCCAGGAAAAGAAGGAAGACTTGGTGAACGGTATCTCCGTCGGCGAGGAAGCTGGCGACACGGTCGTTATTCCGAAGACGACTCGCAAGAAAAAGAAGGTTTCCGACGAGGAAACGGCGGTCTAGTTCTGAAATTTCGTAAAAAACTGTCCACCGGAGCACCGGTGGACATTTCTGTTTGATAAGCTATATTTGGATGCTAGGAGGTCGGCTATGGACATGAAGGCTATGATGGCGGAGCAGAAGGAAGAGATGCTTCGCGACAAGTATATCGAGTCCGAGAAAGCCGGACACGACCTTGGCGAGCACAGAATGGTGCAGTGGACCAAGGAACACGCGGACGAGTTCCGCCGTGAGTATTACCGTCGCCACCTGATGGACATAGGCGACGGAACCTCCCCAATATATTTCGGAATTTTCCTTGACGACTCGTCAAAGACGCTGTTGATTGACATGCTTCTTGACGGGATTCCGAACGACTGGACGGTATATGCGAACCACGTCAAGATCGTGGTCGGCAGTCCGTACGAGCATCCAGATATCGTGGACTTTCTTGCGAACAACCTGGGCAAAAGGATAGACCTTGACGTGGTCTCTCTTGGCATTACCCAGGACGCTATCGCGGTCGGCGTGTCCGGATTATTCAAGTCGACCTATGAACAGCCCTACGTACTGCTTGCCACCAAGGCTAGCGGAGACCCGGACCATCCGATAGCCGTAAAGGGATGGAAATCGTACGAGCTGACTACGCCATTGAGCGGTGTAGTGGACGCGTTTCCGAGTCATTTCAAGTGGAAACACTAGAAAAAATCGAGCTGCCGCCTAGTGTCGATGGCATAGTAGGGCATGAAAATCTCACACTGCTTGAGGCTATGTTCAGCCGTAACCATTTCGGCGGTCGCCCGGCGTATGTCGTGAAGGACGGTGACCGAGTTTTGGGCATCGCCGTCGTCCAGACCGGCTATTACCCCGCATTTGCGAAAATATGGTGCCTGGAGGTCGCACCGGAACATAGGAAGCGAGGAATAGGGCGTAGGCTTGTCGAAGCCGTATTGGACGATTACGGCCCGACAAAGCTGGTCGCAAAGAGGGATGCGTTCGGCTTCTACGAAAAAATGGGGTTCGCCTATGTCGGCGACCCCCATCCAAGGTCAAATGTATGCTATATGGTCTGCGTGCCTATAATGCCGTGACGGAGTCGATGACTGCTTGGCGTTGGGCTTGCTTCTCTTCCTTGTCGCGACGCATCCAGTTGTACGGTGATTCCGGGTGCAGCATGACTTCACGGCTGATGATTGCGCATTGGGTGCGGAAAAGGATTTCCGAACGGGCTTCCTTCGGCATTTCCTTGAATTCCTTGTAGTCGCGCTGGACACGGCGGTAGTTCGCCATGATACGCTGGTATTCCGGGTCCTGCTCCTGCTTTTCGAGTTTCTTGATGAACTCTTTGACTTGGTGTTTCTTGACCTCTTGGTCTTCGGATAGTACGACTGTATTCTGTGATTCGACTTGGTTCATAGTATAACCTCTTTTCTCCGAATTATAGCAAAAAACATTTGAATACGCAACTGATAAACTCTCAAGTAAACGAATTGGGATGAAAAATGTCCGGCTATAAGCTTTTTTGCGAATCTGTACAGCATATCTGCGGCGACAAGAGCACTGACGTTCTCGCTCGGTTTGCACCGCGTTTTGAGGCTGAGGACGGTGTTGGCAACAAGTACGAGACCTTGAAGGAAATGGCGGTCTGGCTCCTTGTCGAATCCAACGTCCTCAACCAGATTCATTGGAACGTCAACAAGATGAACAAGCACACGTTGCTTAACGAGGCGTACGACCTCTGCCGTGACGCTGGCGACAAGCTCGCCGAGACGTATATCGCATTGACAAACAAGCCGTGCGACAAGGAATTTCCGAAGGGTTCCAAGAGCTCTATTACCGACGACAAGGAAGTCGTTTCCCTCTTGAAGATGATTGACAAGCACATGAACGACGCCGTGAAGAAGAATCCGGAATTTCCGGAGGGCGTCAAGAACATCTTCGCCGATTTCGACGAGGAAATGACGACAATCATCTACAAGTACCAGCAGTTCAACACCTAAGAGGTAAAGATGCAGATTATCACGACCGATGACATGGTTGAGAAAATTAAGGCGATGCTCGGTTACCCGTGCACCGAAATCGAGATGGTCGTCGAAGAGCGTAACGGTCTTGGACATCTGCACATGGCTGTCAACGACACGCTCAACTGGTTCTACCGTATAAACGCCGATGAATCCACCTACATGGATGCTATGGTGCTCCGTCTCAAGGCTGGGGTTATCCAATACCGTGTCCCCGACGAAATCATGGAAGTTGTCGACGTGTCTCCGTCCTACGGTAACACGTTCTCTCCGATGATGGCGTGGGACGTGGGTCCTGGCGAATCGCTGATGGGTGTCGGCGGTGCCGGTCTTGGCGGTATCGGACAGTTTGACTTGATTACCTATTCTGGCGCATTGAGATATTTGCAGGACGTGAAGAAGCTTGTGGGTACTCAGTACAACATCAAGCTCCATCCGCAACAGCACATTCTCCGCGTATATCCTACTCCGAAGTCAGACCGCGTGGCTATTGCCACCGTATATGTCAAGGCGAAGAAGTACGAGGTATTCGCAAACCCGCTGTTCCAGGACATGGCTCTCGCTCGTGCTGAAATTCAGCTCGGTCGAATCCTCAAGAAGGATGACATGCCTTTGCCGGGTGGCGGCAAGGTCAACGGACAGATGATTTACAATGACGGTCTCGAAGAGTGGAAACGCCTCATGGATGAATTGAAGGCACAGTCCGCACAGCCGTTCATGATGACAGATCTTTCTTAACTAACCTGTGAGGTTATAAAATGAATAACAAAAAAACATACGAAGCGTTTATGGAAGCTGTTTGCAAGAAGTTCGGCTGTGTAGACGCTATTCCCGCTCTCAAGAAGGGCTTTACCGCCTATTGCGAGGCTGTTTCTCAGTACGAAGACCCAGGCGAAAGTGACTTCAATAGTGATATTGAAAAGTTCAACGCCAAGTTGGATAAGTATAAGGATAAATATGGTGATTTGATTGGAAAAGACCATGAGGCGTTCAAGCATGTTGTTCCGTTCAAGCTCCGTAAAGAATATGAAGCTGATCCAGATGCGTTTAACAAGCGTTACGGTGGACGTATTGACGCCCCTGAAAACCCGGACCCGAGAGATTATTTCCAGACGAAGGGTACATACAACTTTGAAAAGAAGCCGGATGGATTTAACAACTTGTCTAAGGATGCTCGCCATCTTTTGAGATCAGACCGTGCTCGGTTTGGTGTTAACGGCATCGCTGAAATTATTCAGCGGATTCCGAACGTTTCTCGTGACCAAGTCGATTTCATCCGTTCAATGATGCTTATGCGTAATGTGTCGTTGGGCTGTGCAATTCAGTTCTGCATTGACCATCCGGATTTGGTGGATGCTTATGAAAATCCGAAGTCTGGCGGTCAAGAAGGGTTCATCGAGTGGGACGCCGTGCAGAGACGTATTGAGCAACAAGTTGCCGACGAGTGCGGTCAAGGTGGTGAAAGTCTCGAATCTGGCGAAAATGTCTACATGGATGACTAAAGGCTCAGTCGGGATGACAGATCTTAGCTAAAAAGGAACATTTTATGGATAAAAGACAACACATGTATGCCGCCTTTATGGAAGGCGTGTGCGACAAGCTCAACTGCAAAGATGCTCTTCCGTTTCTCTTGAAGGGGTTCAATGCGTTCTGCGAGTCAAATAACGTGGCACCATCGTTTGCCGCAAAATTCGCAATCTGGAAAAATCAGGCTGATCGTATTGCAAGAGACCTTAACAAACGGGT